TGCGGCCTTCTTCTTACCACCCAAGGAAACACCACGTCTCTTCAAGCCCTCTTCAGCAAACACACGAATGAGCTTGGACCGATCCATCTCCTCCTTGTGTGATTGCTTGTCGATGAGCTTGAGCAACTCCCGAGACAGCGCGAATGATGTCGACACCATCTTGTCCTTGGGATTCATCGGTTTACGACCGGCGCCATGCCTGCTGCCGCCTGGTCGTGCCTTCTTCTTTTTCTTTCTGGCCATGTTGTCTCCTATTCCAGTCCATCTATTGGCATGATAAGTTACCAAATTATCAAGTCAATAGGATATTTTTGGAAATCAGTCCAGGAAGGAGAACCTGCGTTTGGGCTGCTCTTCCGGCTCCGGCTGCGCGTCCTGCACCAGATCCTTCTGAACCTTCTCCTCTACTTCCGTGGGGGCTTGACCCTTGGCCGAGAGCGCCAAGGCCAATAGGAGATTCTGATGGATGTCCAAAGCCTTGGTTATGGCAGCAGGCAGGTTGGATTCGAGAACAGCAAGCCTCAACTCATCCTCAGTGGTAGCCTTCTCAAGTGTGCCTCGGAAAGCAACCACCGGCCTCAATGCTTCACGCAGGTCCGTGGCTACCGACATAGCCTCAGACGCCAACAGGTTGCCCTGTCTGCGCAAGTTCCTTCTGTGCTTCGCGTGCTTTGACATGGACCCTCTCCGGTAGAACGTAGTTCCCCTTATGCCTATCATTTAACTCAGCTATCTTACTACGATTCCAATTTCTTAGGTTGGCGTAATACCCAACTATACGACTGTAGTGACCCATCACATTGGGAAGCCGCTTCCCCAACAAAACATCAAGCAGCTCGCTCCAAGGATTCTCTCGTATGGCGGGCGGCTCGAAAGCAAACCTATGCGCCGTCTGCTTGTTCTTCACTATGACCTCTTCGCCTGACACACCCACCCACTCCAAATCCTCATGCTCGTGTACATTCTGATAGAACTCACGCGGGTCCACTGGTGCAGTCCTTTCTCTTTGGTACTGGCAACTCAGAGAGTCGCTCCCTGAGAAACTCGACCATGCCTGTGGGCTCCTTGAAACATGACAGCACCGTGTCCAGTTCAATGCCCACCACATGCTGAGGTTCCGGGAACGTGTACATCTCCTTCCTTGGAGTACCCTTACCCTTTTTCGCCTTCTTGCGTCCCTTACCAAGGCGCTTGTACGTACGCTTGGCCACCACCTCACAGGCGGGGAACCAAAACTGTAAAGCACGGTTGCATGAAACATGGTAACCAGCTTGGCTGAGGATCGACAATAGGCGCACCGGGACCCACAAAATCGGCACGCCGTTGTTGACCTTGGTCACCATGGCCGGCACACGTTCGCTTGCTTCCGCGTCGCGCACACACTTCGCCCAGAAACTAAGAAGGGATCTCTCGGGTGCCACGGAATGGAATATCCCATGCAGATCGATCCCGGAGTAGAACTTGAACTCGAAAGAGAATACATCACAAAGCGGGACGCCCTCCGGTCGGATGGGCGCCATATCGCCGACTTGGTATTTCGTGAGGTCCTTGCCGCTGGCGGACAGATTCGTGGCCCTGGAGCCGGATCCTGATGTCCTCCAGAACCAGTCGTCAGCCGTGCCATTGCTGAAATGCAACGAGAGTGTGCGGCAGAGATCACGTTCGAATTGCGAACCCTTGGAACTTCCACCCATGCATCGTCCCCTTAGGTGAGGTCAACCATCTTACTACGAACAAGACCCTGGTGCAAGAAATACATCAGAACTCTGTCATGAGAAATGCTCCACCAGTAACAGGCTCCTGTGCGTCGAAATCCCAGCCGTAGAAACCACCCAACTTGATCTCAAACATGCTGGTTACGCGGTAAGACACGCCTATGGCTGCCAGGTCCTCGGCCATGATGAGATCGCCTGAGAATCTATGGGCGTCCCACAACTCGATGCCCATCAGCACGGAAACCCTGTCCTGGGCTACCACAAACCCGGTGGACACATCGGGGAACTTGTAGGTGCCTTCCACGTCACTGCAAGAAGCTGATGATAGAGCCAGGAGCATTGCTACCAAAAGTACTCTTGAGGCGCGACAAGATGATCTTTGCTTTTGCATCTGACCAACCCTCTCGTTTGGACTGGTATGCCTTCAGTACCTTCCAGAAGCGTAACACATGCTTGAAAACTGCTTCCTTGTCATACGTGCCATCACGCATGTACGACCTGAGGTTCTGAATAATCAGTGGGTCCACATACTTCGCATGCTTGAGGACCTCGGGATCGATGTCTCCCCGAGCTATGCCGGTCAACTGGGGGAGCATGATCTCAAGTGGACCATGGCCCCCCAGGAAGTCCAGCAAGTCGGGGAACGTCATTTTCCCTTTTTGGCACCCTTGTTTGCCTGGATGATGTTGACCAGGTCGGTCAATTCACCGGCGTCTTCCCCTAGCTTGGCTTCGATAGCCGCCGCTATCTTGTCCTCTGCAATGTCGTACAACTTGTTGTTCGAGAGGAAGGTCTTCACCATGGCCGTTGCCTTGTTGGCCTTGGCAATGGACTCGGGCTTGACACCATTCTTCACCTGTTCGTTGGCCGCCCACACCTCCACGGACTTGACAGCGCGGCCGGCAGCCGCAGACACCGCGTCCATGGTCTGCTGGTCTACCTTCAGCCCCATCCACTTGAAGATCTTACCGATAATCAGGAGCAGAAGGACTCCTGCTATGGTGCCAAGTATGGGGGCGATGACCGACACGAAAGACGTCCATACCAGAGTTAGGAACTCCACTTGTACTTCCTCCTATCAACCGAGCAAACGACGCTTGTTGTCGCCGCTCTCGCGCTTCTTCCTCTTCGGCTTCTCCTCCGATGCCACGTTGATCGTGATCTGCTTGACCCCTTCAGGTAGATCAACGGTAACGTGCTCGCCAGACTTCTTCTTAGCCACTATGGACTCCTTCCTGACGCTCCAATCCGACAATGACGTGCCATTGCCGGAAACCAATGCTGTAAATGGGTGGGACAGTCTAGCCGCGACACTACCATAAGGCTGAAAACGTAGCTTGCGGGTATGGCCGCGCTTAATGAGTTTACCTTTCAACGCCGGAAGATTGGATCGATAAGTCTTAGGCTTGGACACCGACATGCTGAACTTGCCAAGCTGCGCCAAGCAAACATCCTCGCCCAAGACCAATTGACGCAACAACTCCTCGCACAGTTCATTGATCAAATGCTGTGCTACACCATTCGTGACACTCAACCTATGGGCATATGACTTGACGAACTCGGCATTTGTCATTCGTCATCCCCATCCGGGTTGAGGTCCTGTGTATCCTCAGACTTGGATGTCTCTGCGCTCTCACGCAGATCCTTCCTGGCCACGTCGTCCCCAAACGTGATCGCCAAGGACTCACGAGAATAGAACTTCAGTGCTCGGGCACTAGAGCACTTGGAGCCCTCAAGTATCCTTCCCACATCACCAACCCGGTGCATGAGTTCCAACAGCAATGCTCTGATGCCTGTCGGCAAGGACTCGAACTCAGCACCCGGAGGTTGTGCACCGATAGGTGCCTCTGGCGTAGGTCCTGGCAGCGCGGGAGGAGCTTCCGGAGCACCCATAGCTGGAGGGGGCGGAGGAGGTGCTTCACCGCCTGCAGAAGGTGCTGGCGCGCCTGCCGGTTGAGGACCACTACCACCCATTAGCAGTTCCTCAATGAGGTCTTCTGAAAGCTTACCGTACTGCTTGAGGACGTAACGGACCCAGAGCTGCAGGTTGAAGCCCACCGACTGCCCCATGGCGAGCAAGCGATCTACGATATCGATACGTATCTCGATCAGCTGCTGCCTGTGCAGCTCTTCCAAGTACGACACCGGGGCCATAGCCACGGTAAATGTATTGGCCTCATCAGTAGGATCTATACCTTGGAATGCCAGGTTGAACTGCAGGATCCTGTGCACGCCGAGCAGGAAGTATCTCTGCAGCTTCGCTGGTATTCGAGCGTACCGGTTGTCCTGGTGTGACAACTTCTTCTGGGGGTCATAAGGCTGAGCACCTTGGATTGCATACCCGAAGAAGGCTGGAGGAATACGAACCGATGCATGGTACCTGGCCAAGTACCAATCCAGGCCTGTGGCATCGTTGGCATTGGTGGACCCACGAAGACGATCTATCTTCGTTTCCCGGCCCTGCACCTGTGGCACCAACAAGTCTTGGTTGACAGTGTACGGATTCCAGTCTTCTCTCAACTGCCCTGTATCAGGATCGTAGTACTTCTGATTCTTCATCCCAACCCTGAAGCGCTCCAAGTAATCGGATGCTTCCTGATCGGTCAGACCCGTACAGTCGACATAGAAGACGTCACGATCAGGGTGCCTCTGCATACGGTAGACCACATCGCCGTCTTCTGAGAGACGAAGTCTCCGGTACGCCCTGCGGGAAGATAGCAGAAGGGTAGTGCCATACATGGCAGACAGAGACCCGAACACTCTGAAATGCACCAGATCCCATGGCTGCGTGTTCGGTTCCTGCGAACCGTACGCTCCGTCGCCCAAGTGGAAACCGAGCAGCTGCCCAGTCTCCATGTCCTCGAACCTGCGGAAACGCTTCGGGTGGTGGAACCTTATCAGATTGATGCCCTCTCCCGGCTCCCAATACATCTCCACGGGGAAATCCCCGTACTTGGCCAGGGACCGTGCCATGAGGTACGAGAACTCTTCTACCTGTATGCGCTCCCAGCAATCCTCGCAAAGCTGCCGGATACGGTCGTCACAGTCTTCCACCCACACGGTCTTGCCCGTTGCTGGGTCCGTCTGCACTGCATCCTCGGCATAAGTATCGAGCGTAGCACCAGGTAGATCATCCGAGTCCATGGCATCCACCTCGTCGTAGACTTCCATGCGTGTCTTGCCAAGACGCATCTTCTCGCCGTAGAACGAGTAGATGTTCTGGCCCTCGTCACCCAAGTACCCTGGGGATCCATTACCCTTGTCTTTGTCTTTGGGTCTGCGGATATGCTGCTTGGGAGGCCCATACAGCACCCTGGTCACCAAGTTGTAGATACGGGTACCAAGTCCCTGTCGGGGTCTCTTCTCTTCTCTGATCACATCCACCATTGGTTATCCTCCCACTACCATGGCCGGCATACTCGGTGGACCCCCGACCGGCATCTTCTTCTGCAACTTATCCTTGTTCACCCTACGCCGCGCGGGCACATGCCCATACACGGATCCAGCCACACCGTCAGCACAATCTTTTGAGCCATGGAACGGTTTGTACACCTTCTGTAGTGTGATATCCCGTTCCAAGTGACGCAGTTCTCTGTCGAGTGTGCTATGGGGGTAAGTACGGATCTTATGGGACTCGTATATGTCACGGAGATTCAGATACGGATCTTCCGACTCATCCATTGAAACGAACTCGCACTCGATACCGGCCTTCCGAAGCAAAATCATGGAATGGCGGGACTGGTACTTGTCAAACGATGCCAGTGCTATGATATAGCCATTCTTCTGCAGCCAAACGATGAAATCCACGATCTTGTCGAGGTCTATCTCATCACCCTTTTGCTTGGGCGGCGGGTCTATCCTCAGGCAGAAGTCCATTATGATCAATGGCGTACCGTCCGGGCCGTCAATCGTGTGGGTACAAGCCATGCCGGCAGAGCACTCGGTGGATGCGAGGTCGACATGTATGATCCTGGCAGCTCCCGAGTTCAATCTCGGCTGCAGCTTGTTGCCACGCGTAGTGAACATGACATCCTTGATTACAGTGTCCTGAATCTTCAAGGCCGACTTGGTACCCAAGACTATGTACTCTGAACCGAACGGGTGCCTCAACGTCGGGTCGTGGGCATCAGTAATCGTCTCAGGCATCCGGAACAAAACCGAGGCTGCCACGGT